CTCTATATCTACTTTCTCCAAACTCCTTCGGTATCAGCAAGCTGATACTCCTGCGGTTTGGTAGCCAAACATATGAGCATCGAAGATGCTTCAGCGCGTTTGGGGCAACTGACTGATTTTCAGTGTGGTTTACTGGGTTACTTAACCCAGTAGTTTACCCTCAGTATTGAGGGTAGTTTGCTAATCCAAGGGATTAGGTGGGGGATTGTCCCTTCCTCATTCTCAACGGTTTAAGAACCGTTGGTTGCTGTTGAGGTTCAACCAAAGGTTGGAAAACCCTTAGTATCAGTGCAATAGCACTGTACTAAAAGCTGAAAAGTATGCCACAACTCTATGGAGTTGTGAGGGACGGGGGCTGACCAAGCCGTTTCGGTGCGTAGCACCGAGCACTCAAAAGATATACATAATCCCCACGATCTGTATTACGCAGCTTTTTCCCGAAGTCGGGTTACTAACGCGATATCCACAAAACCCGCCTGTAAATCTGGTTAAGATGCTGTTGCTCAGAGTCTTATATGTGTTACTTCAAGCGGATTCTAGGATTTGACTTTCTAAAAAAAAAGCTGTAACTTCGCCAAAGCTATGTTAGCGATAAAGCTTCGAAGCTGTTTTGATTCTACGGAGCTTCTAGAGGGGTTTGCAAGCGCAAACAAACAGACACTACGAAGCGTCATTCAAACATATGAAGCTGTGAGAGGCGCAAAGACTGTTTTATTATCTTTGTGCTATGGCGCGACCTAAAAGAAACGGAGACCCTACTAAGGCGGACACCACGAGGCTGGTGAATTACTCTGACGATCTCGTCAAGGCCCTTATTGATGCTGGTTACGTTGAGTCTGAAAGAAGTCCAGTTCTTGAGATTGATAAACGATTCAAAATCGCAGACGAAGAGTACGTTGACGTGGATGATGTGATTAAGGGGATGGTAAACTATCCTTGGCTTGCGCAAGACATAGCTGGCCTTTTACCTAGAGATGGGTATGGATCTCGTAGCGGGTATGAATTTTCACAGGAACAACAAAAAAAAATTGCAGGGGGTCTCAAGCCTTTTGTTGATTTCATAAACAATAACCTACCTCAAGACCTTAGATACTTAAGGGAAGAGATCACTGCTGATTTTATGCGTCTTCTTAAGTCTTCTAACGAAGACTTTGGAGAGTTTGATAGAAACTTAGACAGGCTTAACTCTCGTTTGAAGAAATTTATCACTTACGCAACTGACGAAGCAGAAAGAAAAGGAGAAGCTGTTCCACAGTTTATTTCAAAAGCAGTCGATGATTACAGAACTGTAGTAAGAGGGATGGAGTATGCTACCCAGGCTCCTAGAGCTCTGGCGCTTGCTGGTGGTGCAGACCTAGAAAAGATTGAACAGCTTGAAAACGAAGGATACGAGTTCGGGCAACAAGCGGTTAGATATAGGACGGACCTTAGTAGAGGCTTAGCCAAACTAGGCAATATAGGTGTAGACATTTTTAATAGGCTGACCTCAGATACTCAGACCGTAGACATGGGAGACAGAGGGGTCCAAACGATAACCAACGACAGCGTAGAAAGGTTTGATGTACCTGAAGGCAGAATAGGTGAGGTTCAATTATATCCCAATGTCAAGCCATACACAACAAGCCGCCCATTCGAAAGAGAGCAAACAAAATTCTATGAAGATCAGGGCGGTGGGTTCTACACGGATAGAGAGATGGACAGGGTGGTTAATGAAGAAGTACCACCATCTTTGTTTAGAGAAGGGATCACTCCTGCTAATAAGGTCACTTATTGGAACCCAGCTCTGAAAGACTTGGTTGACGTGTATCTTTACGACAGCCCAGAGATGAAGAAAGCCGCTGGAACAGAAGAACCCAAACCTGCTGACACAGAGCAAAAGGTTGGTGAAGGCAAACTAACAAGGCTAGAACCAGTTAAAGTTTTAAAGAAGAAGAGAGAGAAGATGAATCCTGTTAGGTCTTTGCCTGCAAGAAGAATCGAAACCAACTACTCTGAGCCTGGGATTAAAGAGCCATCTACCAGGATACCTACGGGCCGTCCGACAGTTCAGATAGGTAAAGTGGCGCAGGACAGAAAGAATGCCAGGTACGGACAGGTACTTGATAGAGAATACTACTGGGATAACGAGCTAAAGAAGTACCAGATGCGTCCAGTAGACGAAGAAAGAAAAGGACAACCAATGATTAGAGCAAGCTTCTGATGAGAACATTAAGAAACGGAGACCCCATCGACCCCAAGAAACTAAAGAAGGGGTTAGGTTATGTAGAGAGCAGGAACAACCCTGCTGCTATGAACCCTACTAGTTCGGCTACGGGTAAGTACCAGATCCTTTACAACCTTATTAAGGACCAACCAGAGATGCAAGGGGTGAGCAGGGACAGCCTAACTAGGAACCCATCCTTGCAGGAACTGATTATGGACAGAAGGATCAACGAAGGTATCGGTGGTCCTAGTCTTTCTAAGAATGCTGTTGACTTGGAGCGTGAGTACAAGCCTCAGCTTGGGGACATGTGGAAGTTCCGTCCCGACGAGGTAGCTGCTTTGACTCACTTCTTGGGTAGACAAGGAACTAGAGAGTACTTTGCTTCTCTGAGAGATGGCACAGAGTTTAGTGTACCAGGCGTAAACAAAACACCAGAACAGTATCTGGATGATTATAACAAAGGAATAAACCAATAAGACATGAGAGCATCAAGAAATAGCTTAGGCATGCAGAGCGTAATTCATGGGGCGGATGAAAACCCTAATGTAACCGCTGTTGATCGTATCGCTAAGTTCCTCAAGAGAAAGAAAAAGAAGAAGAACCAAAACGGCGAAAAGAAATAAATCATGGCTACCATAACAGGAATAGAGGCGCAGCTTGCTTCCGAGCTAGTAAAAGATCCATCGATCGCTACATCAGCGGCGGAGAGCACTCTAAAAGAAGCGGGCAAAACCCACAGCAAAGCTTTATTGAAGTTTCTTGATCCCGCGAAAACTCTTTTGAGTATGGATCGCAGAACCGAAGAGCAGAAATCTGCTATGGACATTGAGAAAGGCAGGAAGAAGCTTTTCAGAAAGATGAAGCGGCAGATGAAGCGTCAAGGAAACTATGACGCCTCTCAGCTCGCTATGCGATATAAGAGTGCTCTTAGTGCCGACGAAGGAAACACACTCTCCAAGAAAGGAAACGCCTTAGAATATCAGGTGGGTCCAGACGGAAGCATGGCTAACGAAAGGGAGCTAGCTCGACAAGCTGACGCTGGTGAGAGAGTTATAACTGATAATATTAACAAGGCAGCTAAGGCTGCGCTGCAAACCACCTCAGCTTTAGTTGGTGGAATACCAGGCGCTGTGATTAATGCTGGCATTAGTGGGATGGATGCCTCACAGTCTGGAGGGGACGGGGGCATGGCCTTTGCAAAATCTATTGGTGGGGATGCGATCAATATGTATGGTGGTCAGATCTTAGCTCAAGGTGAAAAAGCCCTTCTTGCAAACAGGTCTGTAAAAGAAGCAAGCAGGCTTAACAGCGCTAGAGAAGCTTTTGATACAGCGCAAGCAAATTACCTTGACGACATTGCCGCTGGTGGCGATGGGTCAGCCTTTCAAGGAAGGATGGACAGGATGGGCAACCTGTTATCCCGAAGAGAAGAGCGGTTCAAAATCGCTGATGCAAACTACCAGAGAGGCACAACAGCTTTAGGCGATTTAGTAAGGAGGTTTAACAAACAGGGTTTGGCTGGATTACTCACTAAAGGCAACGACATCATTCAGAACGAAGCAGGAATCGACCCGCAAGCTGCTCCTATAGCCAATCCCTCTGGGCCTACCTATGACCCATTTACAGTAAATACACTGTATAATCCGATCCCCTGATAATTGTTATATTTGCGACATGGAGAGTAAACCATTTATTGTAGCTGGGCAAAACGCAAGAAGCCCGATCAAAGTTATGCCCGACGGCAAGCAGTACGTTCAGATGGACGTTAAAGGCGAGGTAGTGCCAGTCTTTGGTGACTGGGAGACATACGGTAATCCAGTCATGGACAATAACCGTGAGCGAATTATCGCCGACGAAGACTTCATTATTTACTCTCTTGGGGACGGAACCTACGCTCTTGACGTAGAGGCCATGGAAGATAAGATGGTTAACCCAGAGCAGTACGATCGCGGAGATAGAGAAGCTATGATGGCTTCTGGATTGAAAGGCGGGCCTGGAGAATCCAGGATGGGTGACCTGATGGAAATGTTAAACTCTATGCGCGGCCAAGGTGGAGCTCCAGCTCCAGCTAACCGTGGCATGCGACCAATGAGACGATAAGCTATGCCTAGAGTTATGAAAGGATGCGGCTGCGGAAAGAAAAAGAAAGCAAAAGGTAAGTGTGGCTGCGATATGCAGGACACTCCCCCTAGCACCCTTACATCTTTGGTAAGCCAGCAAAAGGCTCAGCCAGCTGGAGGCATGAACAGATACGGAAACTAAAACACTTTTATCATGGGATACAGAGCAGTAAAAACAAAGAAGAAGAAAAAGACAAAAACTAAATCATCGTACTGATGGCTGAAGAAAAACCCACTAAAAAAGAAGCTCGCCGTATGGGTCGAGCTGCCATCAGGGGAGCTAAGGCTGGAGCCAAAGCTGGTGTAAAAGCAGCCAAGGAAAGAGAGAAGGCGGAGAGACAGGCTATGCGCAAAGAGAATCGTCGTCGAAGACGTAGAGATACAGATCGTGACCCAGCGCAAACTCTACTCAATAGAGAGTTCGACAGAGGAAGAAGACTCTATGGTTCTGGCGCCAAAGAGGTGTTGAAGCAGCTGGGTGGGAAGTAAGAATTACTTCAACCCTAAATTAAAACGAATCAACCCTAGCTGGGTGGCAAATAAAAATGAAGTTAAGCAAAAACCTATCCGTCAACGAGGTGGTAAAATCCAATACGGCACTCCGCCTAGGTATACATAATACCTGGTCCGAGCCGTGGGAACTAGAGAACCTCAAGGCCATAGCCGAAAATGTATTCCAACCCCTGCGCGATCACTTCGGTGTACCCATCGGGATTAGCTCTGGGTACAGATGTAAGGAGTTAAACAAAGCCGTAGGGGGTAGCAAGTACTCTCAGCATATGGTAGGCGAGGCCCTGGATATCGACGCGGATATCTACGGGAAGATCACGAACCGAGCTATCTACAACTACATCAAAGACAACCTTGAGTGGGACCAGATGATTTGGGAGTTTGGTAGCGACGATGAACCCAACTGGGTGCATGTGTCGTATAAGAAGAACGGCCCCAATCGGAAGCAACTCCGACGTGCCCATAGGGACGAAAAGAACAGAGTGTACTATACTGTAGAGAATGGCTAAGAACGTAAACAACTTTGCCCCAGAGCAAAACAATGTAAGCCGACCAGGGGTCCACGCCAAGACCAAGACGTCAAGCAGCAAGAGCAGTAAAAACTACAAGAAGGCTTACAGAGGTCAAGGCCGCTAAAGCGAGTTGTAGAAACGCTGTACCGCTAACCTACCTTTCTGCGACATCGCGTACCGAACTCTATAATTCATTTTTGTCTCGTCGCGAAACAGATGATCCTCTAGAGTCTGAGAGGGCGTAAGCTTGTCAAAGTGCTTGTACAAATACCCAGACAGAACCAGCGGATAGATCATCCTGTCAGCTAGGTTCTTCTTGTTCATTCCGTACTCAGAAGCTACATAGTCGATCGTAAAAAATTCTAAGTCGTATAAGAATAACAACAGATGTAAATACGACTTGGTGAGATCGACATTGGAATCCAGAAACTCATTAGTCGCCGATCTCAGATTTTTGAGGTGATTATGCTTTACGTACTTCTCTGGTAGTTTAGAGAAATCACGAAATAATCTAGTTTTTCTAACAGTAGATCTCGGCATTTCTATTCTGTCGTATATTTGATGTAAACAAATTTACATCATGGACTCCAATACCACCCTCTTCTTTGCCGAAATGTACTCGCTCGTCAAGAAGATGGAGGAGGTGATCGACGACTTCGGAATGAAGGATCAGACTCTAGCCTCTATCGTCGTGGGAGTTATCGACTTCGATGAAATTGAACACGGCGACACAGAAGCCGAAATGAAAACCATGTACAGCTTCAACCTGCAAAGCAGAGCAGAGCTAGAAGCTGTCAAGGACGTCATGGACAATGCATACAAAGACGAAGACGATATCGACCTCGATGACCTGTTGGGTGAATTGGGTATATCGTTAAACTAATGGAAGGACTTATTAGAAAGATCGTCATCGGCAAAGAGCCGAAGGACGGCATGGCATACTATATTGGTATGCGAGCAGGCAAAGGAGAAGTGTCTGCTATTTTGGAAGATGACTACCATCTTCATAAATTTGGCAAGAAAAGATATCTCATCTATATTGAGAATGAAGAAGGAACTCTTCTCTGGAAAAGTGTAGACGAAATGCCTTGTATGCTAGAATTCGATTTAAATTTTTAATTAATGAAAACGTTTGACTTGTTCGTTGTTGAGATCAACAAACGGATAAACGACACCATGAAAACCGAGGGCGGCTTAGAGCTCTACATAGACAACAGATTTAATGAATTCCAAAACAGAACCACAGAAGCGCCCGTCGTGGCGGTCCCGTTTAAGTACGATACTGGAGTCGAAGTGGGTGACACTTTGTACTTCCACCATCTCGTTGTTATTAACGATGGTCAGCCTCTTACTGGTGAGGATGATCACTATCTTGTACGCTTCGATCCTGATCACACCGTTAACAACCAGGCTATTGCTTACAAGTCTGCAAAGACTGGGGACGTACATCCGTTGGCGGGCTGGTCACTTCTCGAACGAGTGGAAGAAAGAGAAGAGAAACAGTCTGATATTATCGACGTTGTTAAACTCAAGGACAGCCCTGTCACGAAAGGGAAGGTCTCTTTTACTCCGCCTTGGGTGGAAGAGCTAGGGCTCGAAGTAGGAGATGTAGTTGGGTTTCGAAAGAACATGGACTACAGGATTACAATTGAAGAAAAAGAATACTATCGGGTCCGCGCAGAAGACCTGATGTATAAAGAAATTTAGTATGTTTAGTAAGGAAGAAACCTTTGCGCTCCTTGAAGACGAGGAGGCCCTGATCGCCAACGGATTTGATGAAGCAATCATAGGTATTACGTTTGGTGCAAACATGATAACCGTATATAGTGTCAAGAAGATGATCGACATCCTTATGGAAGAGGATGAGATGTCTTTCTCAGATGCTATTGAGCACTTTGAGTACAACATCGCTGGGTCTTACGTCGGAGAGAAGACGCCTATCTTTGTTTACGATATTCAAGAAGATGTCTAAGTTCACTACGATTAGCGCATCCAAGAGGTTGATGGCAAGCATGGAGGTTGCTATCAATAACATGATTGAAGAAGTAAAAAAACCTGTGGACCCAGAAGCTGGTGGGTCCGCAAGGAAAGCAGAATTGCAATCCATTAAACAAACAGCTATTGACTGTAAGGAGTTGCTGATAGAGCGTCAGCGTTTAGAACAAATGGTTAAAGAGCTACAAGACAATGGATCAATCGAAAAAGAAAAAGACTACTCAGGAGGATTCGCAGAACGTTTCTCAAAATAACGCTAGTGGATTGATCTACTGGGATGACTATGACTTTGACAATCAGGACAGCACAACAGATTACTTAAAGATAAACATATGCACCCGTAGCTCAGCTGGATAGAGCATCTGCCTTCTAAGCAGACGGTCACAGGTTCGAGTCCTGTCGGGTGTACGAATTAAATTAAAAACATGCCAGACTTACATTGCCCAGAATGTGGTGCGGAGCGCTTTGAGAGAAACCTCACTATGAAAGTAAAAGACGGAAAGACCTACTACGTAGAGGGTCAGTGCGAATGTGGATCTCAGATGGAGCTTACCAACCCTAAGACAGGAGCGCCAGGCTTTAAAAGAATGGGAAGGTTTGGTAGAAGCTATTAATGTCTGCGCTTCTCGACATAGACGGTTATGAAACTAAAGGGATTAAGATCGACCCTAACGGTACAGAGGGAGAGATCATGGAGCTCCATGGGCTACTCGTTGTACTCCCAAAGAAACCAAAGCGATCGGAGATTCTCTTCCATGAAAAGCCAAAGGCAATGCAGATGTGGCAACGCATTGCTATGCCCGAAGAACTGCAAAGGATTCGCAGTATGGATGAGTGGCTCGAAAAACCTGCCGAGTTTCGAAAGAAGTTTCGTTCTTACATCGAACAAGAGTTTCAGCGTAGGCGCAACGGTGTGTGGTTTTACAATAATGGGGTCCCTACGTATATTACAGGGAGACACTATATGTTTCTTCAATGGTCTAAAATTGATATCGGATACCCATCATACCTCGCTTTCCAAAGAGAAATCCTTCTCCACATGGCTGCTTGCGAAGCTGATCCCCGTTGTTTCGGTCAGCTATATACTAAGTGTCGTCGTTCTGGCTACACTAATGTATGCTCTGCTGTCCTTGTTGACGAGGCTAGTCAAGTTAAAGAGAAGCTGTTGGGCATTCAGTCAAAGACTGGTAAAGACGCGCAAGAAAATATTTTCATGAAAAAGGTAGTTGCGATCTTTCGCAGCTACCCCTTCTTCTTCAAGCCTATACAGGACGGTACCACAAACCCCCGTATGGAGCTAGCCTTCCGTGAGCCATCGAAGCGGATCACCAAGAACAACAAGACCTCACAGCGTGGTGACGCATTGAACACCGTTATCAACTGGAAGAATACCACGAACAACGCATACGATGGTGAGAAGTTACACATGTTGTACCTGGACGAGGCGGGCAAGTGGGAGAAGCCTACCGACATCCGAGAGGCATGGCGAATCGAGCGAACATGTCTCATAGTGGGTAAGCGTATAGTGGGCAACGCACTTGTGGGTAGCACAGTAAACCCAATGAATAAAGGCGGAGACGAGTACAGGGGCTTGTGGGAAGACTCCGATCCAAATGAAAGAAACAATAACGGTAGAACCAGATCTGGCCTGTACCGAATCTTCATCCCAGCTTACGATGCGCTAGAAGGATTCTTTGATAAGTACGGCAACCCTGTTGTAGATAATCCAGAGAAAGAAATAGAGGGCTTAGACGGCGACCCCGTAGACCAAGGGAGTAGGGTGTATCTAAAAAATGAAAGACACTCATTTAAGGATGACCCTTCTGAACTCAATGAGATTATCAGGCAGTTTCCTTTTACCGAAGACGAAGCGTTCAGGGACAGCATTGAGGGGAGCCTGTTCAACATAGGCAAGATCTATCAGCAGATAGAACACAACAATAACTTGTACCCCAGCCCCGTGGTTCAAGGAAACTTTGTCTGGAGGAAAAAAGACGAAGAGGTAGTGTTTTCCCCAGATCCTAACGGTAGGTTCCGTGTGACGTGGCTGCCACCAGACCATCTTAGAAACAACAAGGCAGACGAACGTGGTAAGCGCATAGCGCCAAACTCTCACATCGGAGTTGGAGGTGTTGACTCCTATGACCTCGACGCTACGGTAGACGGTAGAGGCTCTAAGGGTGCGCTCCACATGTACAACAAGTTCAACATGGATGTGCCGTCAAACATGTTCGTGGTAGAGTATGCCTCCCGTCCAGACCTGGCTAGTATCTTCTATGAAGACGTATTAATGTGTGCATTCTTCTACGGGTATCCCCTACTTATAGAAAACAATAAGTATGGGATTGCAAGATACTTTGAATCAAGGGGTTATGACGGCTACTTAATGGATCGTCCAGACTTTCTCAAGAACCCTAATTCCTCGTCAAACGTAAGGACGAAAGGCATTCCTTCTAACTCACAGGATGTGATTCAATCTCACGCTCAATCCATTGAGGCCTACATTCACGATCATGTTGGGATAAATCCAGAGACAGCGGAGCTTGGCAAGATGTATTTCAACAGAACTTTGGAGGACTGGATTGGATACAAGATTGACAAAAGAACCAAGTTTGACTTGACCATCAGCTCAGGCTTAGCACTGCTTGCATCTCAAAAAGCTAAGAAGAAAGAAAAGTCCAGAGCGGACTTCAATGACAAAAAGTTTTTTAGGACATATAAGCCAAAAGCTTGGCACTTCTAGTTTTACTATATTTGCAATGAGTTAAAATAACTCCACCATTGCAGATGTATAGTAACAATAAAAAATCTTCTAACTTTCCAGACCCTCTAGCTTCTTCTGAAACGAAGAGATCGAAGGAGTATGGTCTGAAATACGCGAAGGCGATTTACCAGCAGTGGGGAAAGATAGATCAGCAGAACTCTGCTTACGGAAACAGGAAGCGTACATTTGAAAAGAACAGACGATACGCGAACGGCACCCAAGACACAGCTATCTATAGGTCGCTTCTTACTTCTCTTGATCCTAATAATGGTGATGGAAGCATGCTTAATCTGGATTTCACACCAGTTCCTATTCTCCCTAAGTTCGTAAGGATCGTAGTAAACAAGATCCTCTCGCTGTCTCCGTATCCAAACCTTGAGGCTATTGACCCTATCTCTTCTTCAGAGAAAGACCTGAAGAGAAAAAAGGTAGAGCTGTCCGTCAAGGCTAAAAGTTCTCTTGAGGGTATCGAAAAGAAACTAGGGGTTCAGGTTATGGGGCCTTCTAGTGATATCCCAGAAAGCCTTGAGGAGGCAGAGATCTTTGTAGAGAATAACATCAAGTCCAATTCAGAGATTGCGGCTCAGATTGCTACTCAGCTTACTCTTGATTGGAATGACTTCAATGATTCTACTCTTCGTCGCTGTGTAAATGACCTAGCTATTCTAGGCATGGCAGTTGTCAAAAGAGACAACGATCCAGAACACGGTATCAAGACTAGTTACATTGACCCCGCGACCTTCATTCATAGCTTCACTGAAGACCCACAATTTTCAGACCTAGTGTATGCTGGGCATGTAAGGTATATGCCCATCCAGGAACTGAAAAGAATTGCTGGCGATCAGTTTACTGAAGAGCAGTACAAGGAGATTGCAATGAAGGCTCAGAAGAAGTACGGATACGATTCTGGCAAGCTTTCTCAATCCTCTTACGATAGAGTAAACAATTCTACTAGATTTGGGTACGATGAGTACATGGTTCAAGTCCTGGACTTCGAGTTCATCTCCACGGACTGTGAGTACTTTGAATCAAAGGAAAGCAGGTATGGAAATGTAGGTTTCTACCCAAAGGGTGAAAACTACAGGGCACCCCAGAACTCCGTGTTCAACAGGGAGGTGACGAAGCTTGAGACTGCAAACGTATACGGTGGGTGTTTCGTTCTTGGTTGTGACATGTTGTTCAACTACGACAAGAAAAGAAACATTCCTAAGAACGTATACGATATCTCCAGGGCCAATTTGTCTTACTCGGTTTGCGCAACGAATCTGTTGGACATGATGCCTAAGTCTATGGTTGACAGCTGCATCGGTTTTGCAGATCAGTTGCAGCTTACTCACTTAAAGATTCAGCAGGCAGTAGCCAAGGCAAAGCCCGACGGAATCATCATTGATATCGAGGGTCTTGAGAACGTACAGCTTGGAAAGGGAGGAGAGCTTCAGCCGCTTGAGCTGCATGATATCTACGAACAAACGGGTGTCTTTTACTACAGAAGTAAAAACCCAGAGGGTGGATTCCAGAACCCGCCAATCAGAGAGATTGGCAACAGTATTCGAAACATCAATGAGTTGATTGGTTTGTACAATCACTACCTCCGTATGATTCGTGACGCCACGGGAATCAACGAGGTGATGGACGCTAGTTCTCCAAAATCCGATGCTTTAGTTGGCGTTAGACAACAAGCCTTGGCTGCGGCCAACAACGCTATATACGACATCACTAATTCTTCTATGATCCTTTACAAGAAGGTTTGCAGCGATATTGTAAAGTGTGTTCAGGTCATTCACCCACAGTCTATTCTCTATAGTATATATGAGAACGCAATCGGCAAGACAAACATGGAGGTTCTCACCACATTTAAAAACCTACCGATGTACAACTTCGGGGTCAGGGTTGTAAAGGACATGGAGGAAAGCGAGCGCCAATACCTTGAGCAGAATATTCAGGTGGCCCTTGCCCAAAAAGAAATCGACCTTGAAGACGCCATCGCAGTCAGACAGCTTAGAGACCTCAATCAAGCAGAGAGGCTGTTGGTTGTTCGAAGGAAAAAGCGAATGGCTGCTAATCAACAGCGAGCTATGCAGAACTCACAGCAGCAGGCTCAGGTCCAACAACAGTCAGCAATGGCTGCCTCTCAGATGAAGCAACAAGAGATGCAAGTTGAAGCTCAACTTAAAGCCCAGCACCTTCAACTCCAGGCTCAGATTGATGCACAGCTAGAGCAGGTGAAGCACGGATTTAGAAGAGAGATTGAGATGATCAAAGCCCAGGCTTTGCTTGGTGTGCGCTCTGACGACCAAGACTTCAAAGAGAAGCTAGAGACTTTGAAAGAAGACAGAAAGGACGAAAGAGTAGAAAAGCAAAGCATCGAGCAAAGCAAATTAATTTCTCAAAGACAAGGGCAAAGAGGAGAGCTACAGGAACGTCAGGCAGATTCACTTGAACAACTATTAGGATAATATGGCTACAAAAATCAACTTAGATACATCGCAAAGAGTGGACATCACTTGCCGAAAGGGTGATACTTTTTCTTTAAGACTTACCGTGACAGACGCTAACGGTGATGCAGGATTTGCCAATGGGGACACCTTCCTAATGGAGGCAAGAGATTCGGATACTGGCTCTTTAGTTGCGAACACTTCGAGTGTTGATTTTCAAATTGAAGTGGTGGTAGATGACTCTGATTCCAGCAACCCAGCGGATACAGACACAGGAACAGTTGACTTTACTCTGTCTGCTGCGACAATGAAGACGATGCCCTCTGGTCTTTATGTTTATGATATCGAACACGAAACCTCATCGGGAGTAATCGCTACTTTAATTTATGGTACACTTAAGGTGAATGAAGATGTTTCTGAAACATTAGTATCGTAAAGATGTGCCATGCCAATAAGTGTATCCCAACCATCAAAGATTGCTGTATCAAGCTCTAACGGAGAAGTAATAAACATCTCTGTTGTCGCCTCTGAGGAAACCAAAGTGGTTTCTCTCACGACTGCTGCTGCCAATAATATCTCTATTGCTGGCGCGATTGGTGCGGGTCCTGCGGGTGCTACTGGGCCACAGGGTCCTACTGGACCACAAGGTCCTGCGGGTGCTGACGGAGCAGATGGAGCTACTGGACCGCAGGGTGAGACTGGTGCGGATGGCGCTACTGGACCGCAGGGTGAGACTGGACCACAAGGCCCTCAGGGGCCACAAGGTGAGACTGGTGCGGATGGCGCCGATGGCGCTGACGGTGCCGATGGATCTCCGAACATTGCGAGCGCAATTAATATCTCAAACGAAGATCCTGCTTTCTCTCATATGACTGACCCAATCGCT